ACACAAGAATAATCAAAAGAGTAGACAAGGTTTACGATGTTTCGGCGGTTTCAACACCTGCCAATCCATCGACTTATATATCCGCACGTTCCTATTTCGAGGGAGTCATCGAACAGGAAGCACAGGAGTTGTGCAGGCGGGAAGAACTTGTAAAACAAAACTTAAGAGCATTATTGTTGCTCAAGACACGGAGGTAAAAATGGACAGCATAGAAAAACGCAGGGCTGAAATTCACGAAGAGTTGAAAAACGAAAAATGTGATGTTGAGGCACTGGACAAGGAACTCAAGGAGCTTGACGAAAGACAGGCGGAACTTGAGACCAAAGCGGCTATAGAAGCCGAAGAAAAAAGACAGGCACTTCTCAACAAAGTTGTTGAGGAAGCACCAATAGTAGAAACATTCGAGGAGACAAAAATGGAAAACAGAATATTTGAACCTGCCAGCGTTGAATATAGAGACGCATGGCTCAAAGACCTTAAGGGCGAAGCACTGACCAACGAAGAAAGAGCGTCAGTCGTAGCGGCCGCATACGTTATTCCTAAAGAGACCATGAACAAAGTCGGCGAAAAGCTTGAACAGTATTCGGTACTTTATTCAAGAATAACCGTAACAAGCTTTCCGAATTATGTAAATATTCCCGTAGAAGCAACAAATGCAGACGCTTCATGGAAAAACATGGGTTCTGACAGCTCTGACAGCGCCGACACCTACAACTACATTCAGCTCACAGCCCACAAGATAATCAAAACCATAACATTGGATGCTGATGTAGAACACATGTCAATCCCCGCATTTGAGGCATTCATTGTTGACAAACTTTCGAAGAAACTGTTCAAGGCGATTGAAAAGGCACTGCTCACAGGCAACGGCACAAGCGAACCTAAAGGCATCGGAAGCGAAACTTACGCAACGGCAACCAACTATGAATTAGTAGCGTCAACGAAAAGCATTGACTGGGATTGCGTTATGAATACAATCGCAAGACTGCCCGAAGCTTATCATCAGAACGCAACTTTTATCATGAACAGAAAACTTCTGTTCGGAACACTTGCAAAAGTTAAGGCAAGCTCAAGCGGAGTGCCTATGTTCGTAATGGATAGGGAAGACGGATTCGTTGGTAACATCATGGGTTATCCCGTCATCATAGATGAGTGGGTAGCAGATAACACGGCATTCTTTGGCGACCTGAACGAATATCACTTCAACTGGGCAAAACCGATAGAGATAACCAAAGACGCATCAGTTGCTTTCAAGAGCGGCGGCATGTGCTACAGAGGTTATGCACTTTGTGACGGCGAGCTTGTAACCAAACGGGCATTTGTAAAGCTGCACAAGTCCACATAGGCTATAGCATTGATGGGGGGCGGCTTATCTCCGACAGCCGCTCCTTGTCTATTTTAAAAGTCGGAGAAAGTCGGAGGAAATAGAAACATGAAAGTAATGATAGGACTACCCACACTGGCAACCATGCCCATTGAAACGGTCAAAAGCTTATTCAGTGTGAAAATCAAAGATGAGCATTTTGCGTATTTTGTTTCAAATTCGCTAATTGCTAATGCAAGAAACGACATAGCAAGTGCGGCGATCACCAACGCGGATTATCTTTTATTCGTTGACAGCGACATGACATTCATGCCGGACATCTACGAAAAGCTGAAATCACACGATAAAGATATTGTCTCCGGACTGGCGTTCAAAAGAAAACCGCCATTTGACCCGACCGTGTTCAAAAACATCAAGCCGAGAGATGAAACCGACCCGACCGCAGATGTTATTCGCGACTATCCCGAAACGCTGTTTGAGGTTGACGCTTGCGGAATGGCAATGTGCTTGATTAAAACCAGCGTGCTAAAAGACATTTATGACAGAATGGGAAACTTATTTGAGCCGCTTCCGGGGTTGGGCGAAGATTTAAGCTTTTGTTATCGGGCAAAAAAATGTGGTTACAAAATCTTCTGCGACCCGACAGCACAGACCGGGCATGTGGGAACTCAAATCATTACTGAACTTACATATCAATCTTACAAGGAGATGCGGGATGGAAGAAATAACATTGAAAATGAGAAACCGATTAAGGATAGCAAGCACAGCCGTTGACACTGAAATCGTTGACAACATAAACACGGCGAAGCTCGACCTTGAACGCATAGGGCTTTCATCGGCATCTATTGACCTTGAAGATGAATTGGTTTTCACGGCTTGTGAATTATATTGCAAGTATATGTTCAATTTTGAGGGTGAAGGCGAAAGCTACTTATCAAGATACCAAAAATTTAGAGATGCACTATCAATGAGTGGTGGTTACTATGAATGACATTTTATATTTGATATCGGAAACGATAACGCAAGACGCCATTGGTAACGACATATCATCAGCTACATCAACACGGATTTTTTGCGGATTAAAAAGCGTATCGAAAGATGAGTTTTACAAAGCCGCCGCCACAGGCTTAAAGGCAGATGTTCAGTTTGTCATCAATTCACTTGATTATAACGGACAGGACAGGGCAACATTTGAAAACAAAAATTATGACATATACAGAACTTATAAACGCAAAGACGGCTACACGGAACTTTATGCAAGGGAAGCGAGACGATGAATTTTGAAAAAGAGGTCAGCACAATCATTGAGGCACTAAGTGATGATGTGCACCAGGCACTCGACCAAACAGGCAAAGAACTTGCAAAATGGGGAGTCAACGAACTGAAAGACAAATCCCCCGAAAAAACAGGCGAGTATGCGAAGGGATGGCATTATTCAAAAAAAGGCAAGACCTACATCATCAAAAATAAAATCTACTATCTGACGCACCTGTTAGAGTACGGACACGCCAAAGTCAATGGTGGAAGAGTTAACGGAATCCCGCACATCAAACCAGTAGAAAAGGCGATAAAAGAAAAAGCAGAAGCGGAGTTTAGGGGGAAACGGAAATGACACTATCAGAGTTTTTATCAATCATTACAATTTCAAGCACGATCCCTGTTAGGTATGGGGTTTTTTCAACTCCCGTAAATCCGCCATTTATTGTTTACTACGAAAACGGGAGCGATAACTTCATCGCAGACAACAAAGTCTATAAACCGAAAACCAATTTACGAGTAGAACTTTACACAAGTAAAAAAGACACAGCAACAGAGGCGTCACTTGAAAGCGCTTTTAACAACAACGAAATTATATGGCAAAAGACAGAAGCACCTATCAGTGATGAAAAACTACACATGACCGCTTATGCGGTAGAAGGAGACTAAGAAATGGCTAATAAAATAAGATACGGTCTTAAAAAAGCATACTATGCAACCGTAACAGAAACCACAGGGGCGCCGACATACGGAACACCTGTACCAATTCCGGGGGCGGTATCAATATCGCTTGAACCCGAAGGCGAAGAGAGCTCGTTTTATGCAGATGATGTTTTATACGATTATGAGACAGGCAACAACGGATACACGGGAACACTTGAGATAGCGCTGATTCCCGACAAGTTCTTTGAAGATGTTATCGGGTTCACGCTCGACAATAACGATGTATTCGTTGAGAAGAACACAGACGCGCCGAAGAACTTTGCACTGATGTTCGAGTTTACAGGAGATGCAAATGGAATAAGGCATTGCTTGTACAACTGCATCGCGTCAAGACCGACACTTGAGGGGGAAACAAAAGCAGAGGGTAAGGAAGTGCAAACAACCGAAATCGAGTTTAAGGCAATTCCCGAAGAGACAACAGGCGTAGTTAAGATTTTTTCTTGCGCGAGCACCGACAGCACTAAATATAACGCGTGGTATACCACAGTCGCATTACCGTCTTTTCCGGGTTAACGGTTAGCCCTGAAGAGGCTACATACGCTGCGGCAGATGTAGTGCTGACCGTTTCAAAAGATGTGGTTTCCATCAAGGAGAACTCATCAACATTAAGCACCGCAAGTTACAGTACAGCGTCAGGGTCAGTTACCATTCTGAAAACGTATCTTGATACGATTGATGAGGGATGGTACTTCTACGACCTTTATGACGCAGATGGAGCAACCGTCAGATTCGAGTTAGAAGTAGAGGGTTAAAAAAATGGTAGTGAAAAAAATCACAGTCGGAGATACCGAAGTTACGTTCAAAGCTTCAGCGGCAACGTTGAGGCTTTATCGTAATGCCTTCGGGAAAGATATGCTTTCCGAAATCAAGAAAATGGAAACCATCCTTACCAAGGCGTCAAAACTCAAAGCCTCCGACCAGGAAGAAAAACAGATGGAGGCTTTCAATTCAGACTTCATTGAAAACCTTGCGTGGATAATGGCAGGTATGCCGAACGGCACAGTTGAAAAGTGGCTTGAGAAATTCGGGTCATTAGATTTTATTATTCATGCGGAAGAAATCTTGGAGGTCTGGTACTCCAACTTAGAAACAACGGTACAATCAAAAAACGTGGAAGCGGCAGAGAACTAACAACGGCACTCTTTTTAGTGAGATGTGCTGAACTGGGTATATCTGCCGCTGATATGGAACTTTTAACAGTAGGAACCATAGTTGACATGTTCGCAGAAAAGCAAATCGATGAGGGCGGCGAGCGAATGGCAACGCAAGATGATTTTGAGAAATTCAAGAGGTTATAAATGGCAGAGATAAAAGGTATCACCATCGTAATTGATGGCGAAACCACAAAACTTGACAAGGCATTAAGAGAGATTAACAAGAATGCCGCCGCCGTGGGCAGAGAGCTGACATCTGTTTCGCGGCTTCTTAAGATGTCTCCGGGCAATACTACTTTGATAACGCAGAAGCAAAAGATGCTGAGCGACGCCGTATCGACCACAAGCAAAAAGCTTGAAGATTTGAAAGACGCACAAAAGCAACTTGACGCAAAAGGCGTTGACGAGAACTCCAAGGAATACAGAAAACTTCAAAGAGAGATAGCATACACCGACACCAAGCTTGAAGCACTCAAAAAAGAGCAGATCGCATTCACCGCCGAAAATTCAAAACTCGGGCAGATGTCGCAAAAGTATAAAGACATCGGCGACAAAATGACAACGGTGGGCAAGAAACTATCACAGACTTTGTCGGTTGCGGCAGGTGCAGGAATGGCCCTTGCTGTAAAATCGGCGGTAGACTATGAAACAGCATGGACAGGCGTTACCAAGACCGTTGATGGCACAAGAACTCAACTTGCCAAAATCAAACAAGGGATTTTAGATCTGTCGCAGAAAACCGCTTCCAGTGCGGTTGACATAGCGGCAGTTGCGGAAAATGCAGGGCAATTAGGGATAAAGACAAAAGACATTTTGTCATTCACAAAAACAATGGTAATGCTCGGCGACACAACCAACTTGTCAGCAGACGAAGCGTCATCGGCTCTTGCCAAATTCGCCAATGTAACAGGGATGTCGGCAAACAAATATGCAAATCTCGGTTCGGCGATAGTTGATTTGGGCAACAACTTTGCGACCACAGAAGCGGACATAGTTGCAATGTCAACACGGCTTGCTTCCACAGGCTCGCTGGCAGGGTTGTCACAACCGCAGATATTAGCACTTGCGGCGGCAATGAGTTCGGTCGGAATCGAAGCAGAAGCCGGCGGTTCCGCCATGAGTAAACTGCTAAAACAAATCCAACTGTCAACAGAGCTGGGCGGGAAAAAACTTTCACAATTTGCAAGCGTGGCGGGTGTATCAGGCAACCAATTCAAAAAAATCTTTGAGAAAGACGCAGTAAAAGCGCTCGGACTATTTATAGACGGCTTAAATGACACCGACAGAAATGGCAAATCAGCCATAGCGATATTAGATGATATGGGCATAAAAGAAGTTAGATTGTCCAACACCATTTTAGCACTTGCCAACTCTAATGGACTGATGACAAAAGCCGTTAACACATCAACCAAGGCATGGGGCGAAAACACGGCGTTGCAGGCAGAAGCAGAAAAACGATATGCCACCACGGCAGCAAAACTAAAGCAAACCGAAGAGGCGGCTCGTGAAGTCGGGATAATGTTCGGCGAAGTGATTT